CGTAGATGGAAATGCTAATATAAAATAAAGATATAAAATGGGTTCATATACTAATCAACCTGATTTCGCAACAGAAGCAGTGGCTATTACACCTAGCGACACTATCGATGCAACAACTAAGCTTGGTAAAGCTGTATTGTACGTTGGTACCGGTGGTGACGTTACTGTTATTGTTCAAAACACACAGCCATCTTCTGGCACTGCTTTAACAGTGGCGGACGGTGTAACGTTTAAAAATGTTAGTAACGGTTGTTGGCTACCTGTAGTTTGCGACTACGTATTGGCGACAGGTACTGGAGCAACTGACATTGTAGCTGTAAAATAACATGGCTGTCGGTATTAGCCGTAGTATCGGCATCGGAATGAAAAAATGCTGCGGCGGAGGCGCAATCATCCCTCCCCCTCCATCGCCATTTCCGTTAAGATTTATTAATACATTCAATGTCCCCGCACCAAGCGGCTGTGATGTTTTTGATGCAAGTATTACTATAACTAGGAACGGAACAACGTTTTTAGCTTCGGAAATGAGCAAAACGTCTAACAATACATCAACAACCACTGTTGACCCAATATCTGTTTATGCCACAGATATTATAGAAGTTAGAATGGACGCTTTTGCTATCACTGATCCAACATGCAGCGGCAGCGTTAACGAGACGACAGTGGAAATGTCAGTAGGTAGTATAAGCAATTTACCTCTTGTTTCCACGGTAACTTCAAATGATTCGCCGCCATACAAGCTATATCAATTTTCCCCTGTTCAAGGTAGCTTAGATATTGTTAGCATTAAAGGCTCATCAAATTACGCTGCGCCCCCTCCGTCAACGTTTACAGTAACGCTAGGCTCAAGTCAGCCGACCAATACTCCGAGCTGTACTACATTTGACTTAACGGTAAATGTTTACGACTCTCAAGGCGGAAACCTTGTTGCTACAGAAACAGCTACTAAAATATCTAATAATAACCCATATATTAGTAACCCGCAAATAACAGTAAGCCCTGGTTATTATATAGAATGTATTGTGACTTCACAAGCGCCGGGTAATGTTACTTGTCAACAAACGTGGACAGGCACTGATGTGTTCTTAGAAACAGGGCCTGCAGGCGGCGCATTAACCAACAGATTAATAGTTCACTCTGAACCAAACCCTCCAGGGCCGGATTACGTTACTGCGACATATTCATTCTTCCCGGTACAGGGCACAGAAGATGAAATTAACATATACAGTGTTGGCTAATTATAAATGTTAGATATTATCTAAAATAAGTAATAATAAATACATAAACAATTAAATTTTAATCTAATGAAAAAAGTTACAGAAGAAGAATTGAGCAAATTGCAAGGGCTTGTTAGCGCAATCAACGAAGGTCAAGCTACTATTGGCGGATTGGAGATGCAAAAAGCTTCCGTTATGGGCGCTGTTGCAGCAACGCGTGAAGAGCTAAATAAGGTGCAAGCAGAACTCAAGGAAACTTACGGTGATGTGAACATCAACCTATCTAGCGGCGAGATTACTGATGCAGATAATCCGCAAGATTAGTATAGGAAAGGACTATAAAAATGACGCCATGCACTATTCTGTTGGACAGGAAGTGTATGGCGGTCATACTATAGTTAACATTATAGAGGAAGAAGAAAAGTATTCCATCTATATTCAGAAAGCTGATACTGTTATGCCGTGGAAAGACTTTAATAAAAACATGGCAATCTCTGTTGAATACGATTTGAAATACTAATGAGAAGTGTTTTTAATTTTTTAGTAGAGCCAAAAAACGGTAGAACAACTGCAACAAAACAGATTGACGATAAAGAATTACTTCTTAATACAGAATTACAAAACCATCAGTACACCAGCCGTCTAGGTATTGTTAAAGCAACACCAACAGCAATGAACACCGAGGTACAAGTTGGCGATGAAGTTATACTGCACCATAATGTCTTTAGAGCATTTAGAGATATTAGGGGTAAAGAGAAAAACAGTAAGTCATTTATTACCGACGATCTCTTTACGGTAACCATCGACCAAATTTATGCCTATAAAAGAAACGGTGAATGGCGTGCTATTGATGGTTTTTGTTTTGTTAAACCAATCGCTAATAACAAACCCTTCAGTTCAGAAAAAGAACGCCCACTTATGGGTAAGGTAAAGTTTGGCGGCAATAATATCAAGAAGGATTCGCTTATAGGGTTCACGCCTAGTAGTGAATATGAATTTAATATTGACGGTGAGCGTTTGTATCGCGTCCGTGCTAATCAAATTACCGTGGAGTATGAATACCAAGGAGACGAAGAGGAGTATAATCCAAGCTGGTCGCAGAGCAGTTGAGGAACTTATAAAAGTGGCAGAAGAAAAAATCATTACCAATACGGAAGATGATGTTTCGGCTGACCGCTTAAAAAATGCCGCTGCAACTAAAAAACTGGCAATATTTGATGCTTTCGAAATCCTTACGCGTATTGAAGAGGAGGAACGTATATTAGAGAACAAGCCTAAAGTAGAAGAAGAAAAGAAAGCTTTTTCTGGTTTTGCTGAAAGACGATCTAAGTAATGTACGAGCAGACTCTGGTAAAAACCATTGAGCCGATAAAGCTTACTACAATACATCGTTTAAACAAATCTAAGCGATGGAAATACGGCTACAACAAAGAACACGACATTGTAGTTATAAGTAAGACAGGCGAGATTGGTGAGATAATTGAAATACAAAACTTGTGTATAGCATTGCCGCCTGAACCGAAAGGTCTAAAGAAAGGTGCAAACAAATGGCAAGTAGAAGAATATCCCAAAGAGCTTAAGAACATTAAGACCATATTCGACTGGAAAACATATCCAGACGAATTTAAAGCAAAGTGGGAAGGTTATATTGACGAAGAGTTCAATCGTCGCGATAACGGACATTGGTTTTACAATAACGGTGTTCCAACATATATTACCGGTACGCATTATATGTACTTACAGTGGAGTAAGATTGATGTGGGTAATCCAGACTATCGCGAGGCAAATAGATTGTTCTTTATATTTTGGGAAGCTGTAAAGGCAGACAGCCGTTCTTACGGCATGTGTTATTTGAAAAACCGTCGTTCTGGTTTTTCTTTTATGGCTTCTGGCGAAACCGTTAATATGGCAACAATATCATCTGATGCACGCTTCGGTATATTATCCAAGACAGGTTCAGATGCTAAAAAGATGTTTACTGATAAAGTTGTACCTATATCTGTAAATTACCCGTTCTTTTTTAAGCCGATTCAAGATGGTATGGACAGACCAAAGACTGAATTGGCATATCGTGTTCCAGCGTCAAAACTAACGCGAAAGTCGATGCAAGACAATACCCGTGAAATCATGGAAGGTCTTGACACTACAATCGACTGGAAAAACACCGGCGATAACTCGTACGATGGTGAAAAGCTGAAGCTGCTGGTGCACGATGAAAGCGGTAAATGGGAAAAGCCTGATAATATCCTCAACAACTGGCGCGTAACAAAAACGTGTTTGCGTCTTGGTTCTAAAATTATCGGTAAGTGTATGATGGGTTCAACATCAAACGCTTTAGATAAAGGAGGGGAAAACTTCAAAAAGCTGTACTATGATTCGGACGTTACGAAAAGAAATGCGAACGGCCAAACAAAATCTGGGTTATACAGCTTGTTCATACCGATGGAGTGGAACTACGAAGGTTTCATCGATGAGTACGGACAACCCGTATTCAACACGCCTGAAAAAGAAGTTTTAGACCCGTATGGCGACGTTATTGATGTTGGGGTTATAGATTATTGGGAAAATGAAGTTGAGGGTCTTAGAAACGACCAGGACGGCTTAAATGAATACTATAGACAGTTTCCGCGCACAGAAGACCACGCGTTTAGGGATGAAACTAAAAATAGTATTTTTAACCTAGCTAAATTGTACGAGCAGATTGATTATAACCAAGATCTGCGTAATACTAATACTATAACCACCGGCAGCTTCCAATGGGAGAACGGTGTTAAAGATACAAAAGTTATATTCACGCCAAATCCAAACGGGCGTTTTAAAGTCAGTTGGATACCAAACGCCAATATGCAGAATAAGCATTATATAAAGAACGGCGTTAAATATCCAGGCAACGAACACGTTGGTGCATTTGGTTGTGATAGTTATGATATTTCGGGCACTGCCGACGGCAGAGGCTCAAAAGGTGCGTTACACGGCTTAACAAAGTTCAGTATGGAAGATGCACCGCCTAGTACATTTTTTTTAGAATATATTGCTAGGCCTCAGACAGCTGAGATATTTTTCGAAGACGTGCTTATGGCATGTGTGTTTTACGGAATGCCACTACTTGCTGAGAATAACAAACCAAGACTATTGTATCATTTTAAGAGACGCGGTTATAGAGGTTATTCAATGAATAGACCCGACAGATTATGGAACAAGCTGTCCGTAACTGAAAAGGAAATTGGCGGTATACCAAACTCCAGTGAAGACATGAAGCAAGCGCATGCCGCTGCAATTGAAATGTACATAAATAAACACGTTGGATTATTAGAAGACGGTTCTTACGGTACAATGTATTTCAACGATACGCTTCACGACTGGTCTAAGTTTGATATAAACAAACGTACAAAGCACGATGCTTCTATCAGCTCAGGGCTTGCAATAATGGCTTGTCATAAAGATTTGTATAGACCCGTCGCTGCAATGCAAAAAAGAAAATTAAACCTGCACTTTGCTAAATATAAGCAAGAAGGTTACAATTCAGAAATAATAAAATAAGATATGCCTGAGTCAGTTGTAAATAACTTTTTCCCTAGCCAAGCTGTTAGTGACTTAGAAAAAATGTCATATGACTATGGCTTGCAGGTTGGGCGCGCTATTCAAAACGAATGGTTTTCTAATAATTCAGGTACATCTAGATTTAGAAGCAATCACAATAGCTTTCATAATTTAAGATTGTATGCCCGCGGCGAGCAGTCGATTCAAAAATATAAAGACGAA